GCGAGGAGCCGGTACTCGCCATCGGCGTTGTCCGGCATGTACGGCTCGTCCTGGATGCCGTTGATGTAGCTGTCGATGCGCTCCAGTCGTTCCTCGTCGTCAGCGATGATCGACAGAAGGTCGGACGCGAGAGCCTGTGGCCTAACTGCCACTTTGACACCCCTCTCTAGAGGAAGTACCCGCGGCCAGTTCGCTGCTTGACAGGCTTGGCGCGGGTGCGTAGGTCGTGAAGGGCCTCGTGGGCGAGCATGAGAGCGGCGTAGATGTCGACCTTGCGGGGACTCTCGCGACTCTCCTTGCCGAAGGAGACGCCGTAGTTGTTGGTGCGGCGGCGTGCGTTGAGCACGTGCCGGCGCATGTCGGGGTCACCGTCGTGAAAGAGCTTGCTGTCGAAGACGGCTTGCATGAGGCGCTCGTGAGCGCGGGTAACCCGCTGCTCGGACTGGCGCATGTCCCATGCGACCGCGTGCCGCTCGCTGGCCTTGACGGTCAACTGCTCGCGGTAGGTCTCAGCCCAATCGTCAATGTAGGACTCCCAGAGCGCCACGTCGGCGTAGAAGCCCTTGACGCTGTAGACGCGGAACGCCTCGTGGACTGCGCTGTCGACCTTCTCGCGGTTGACCTCCCAGCGGGGCGCACCCTCGCCCGTGGGCCAGCTCGGGGGCTTCTCCTGGACGTGCAGGACGAAGGCCACCTTGTCGGACACACGGATAGCCACAAGGGCTGTGGCGTCGTCCGACTTGCCGCCGTCGAAGCCGAGGACGATCTCGTCACCGGGCTGGAGGACTGCGCCCTCGACTTCGAGGGGCTTCCACTGCTCGGGGCCGTAGATCGCGTCCTCTTCGGCGACGATCTGGTTGAGGTACATGCGCCTGGAGCGCGATGGGGCGATCTGGGTGTTGAGGACCGAGAGCGTGATGTTCTCGACGTCAAGCCATACCGCGTCGCCGCGGATGATGGGAATGACGATCGCCAGAGCCTCGGGGCTCAGGGGCGTCAGCGGGTGCGCCTCGATGCTGTCGTAGAGCATCTTCATGTCGAAGGCGCGACCGTCCTGGACGGCCTGCCACGCCTCGCGCTCCCGCTCTGCCACGGAGTCTTCGCCGGGCAGGTAAGCGTTGGTGATCGACAGCCAGCGGCTCGACATCTTGGTCGAGTTACCGTCGATCGTCTCGGCCATCTTGTGACCGTCGTTGCCGGTGACCCAATGGTGGGTCTCGTTCTTGAGGGTGAACGTCGTCCGCTTTCCCTCGATGGCGCGGTACGACGACGTGACGGCCTCAAGGCGCTGCCGGCCGTTGTTGGCGCGGATGAGCTCGGCGCCTGGCTTGATCTTGAAGTAGGAGATGAACTCGTCCGACATCAGGATCGGGAACATGCTCATCGTGTTCGTCGTCTGCGTCTGCGAGACGGCGGTGATCTGGACCCACGCTTGCGGGTGGGCCATGCCGATGGGCTGGCCGGCGAGCGGATGGCCGGGAGGATGCGCCTCGTAGCCGAAGGGGTTGATCCGCACCCGGCTCGGGCCGACGAACTCGACCAGCGAGATCACGGCGAGCAGCGGGTCCTTACCCCAGCCCTTCATGCGCTGGAGGACGCCCGTGCGGTAGACGAAGCGTCCACGCTCGTCAATGGCGTACCACCACAGCACGAAGCGGAGCTGCTCGGGTGTGAACTTCCAGGGCTTGCCGTCCATGCCGCGCAGCCAGGTGGTACACCACATGGCGATCTCCCAGCCGAGCGTGCGCTCAGGGAGGTACCACGAGCCGTCAGGGCTCTTGGCCCACGTGGGGCCGATGTAGATGTGCTCTAGGGCAGCGATCTCTTCGGGTGTGAGGCCCTTGGTCTTGGGGGTGGACACAGCGCCACCCCCTCCCGGCTCAGATGTGTAGGCGGTCCAGTAGTGCGATGAACGCCGCGACTCCGGTGAGGGTCGAGACGATCGTGTAGGCGAGCCCCTTGGGGGTGATGAAGTTCGACCGCTCAAGCACATCGAGGCGCGAGTCGTGGTCGCCAACGGCGGCGTGGAGGCCGTCGACCTTCTCGTGGATGGACGAGATGGTCGCGCCCTGCTGGATCAGGGCCACGTCGATCTTGGCTTCGAGTCGTACGGCCCAGCTCGGGGCATCGTCCGCGAGAACAGACTCGGGCGTGGTTGTCACTCAGCCACCCCCAGGGCGCTCTTGTAGTCCGCGAGCTGGAGGACGGCAGCGTCATTCTGCTCGGACTCAGGCTCGGAGAGGATCACGCGGGCCTTGCGGCGGGCGCCCTCGGTCACGAGCAGGTCGGTCATGGCGGCGTAGATGGTCTGGAGCATCTGACCGCTCCGCTTGCCCATCTTCTTGTAGTAGTCGAGGTCGTCGCAGAGCGAGAACCAGAGCATCCAGTCGGACTTCTGGTAGAAGTCGCTTTGGCCTGACTCGGCGGCGCTCAAGTAGAGCTCCTGCACCATGTCGGACCAATGCTCCGCTGGAGCCCACACGTCGTTGACGGGACGGAGGGTGCCCTGCGCGAGCGGCACTCGGTCTCCGCGATTCTGGTCGCGTTCGCGGCTCAGGTCCTCGGGACGGTTCGGTACGGGTCCGGGCATGGCACCCTCCTTTCTCTTGAAGACAAACACCCCTCGGGGAGCGACGGAGAGGGAGGCGTCGCTCAACCCGAGGGGTGGTGCCGCGGGGGAGCCGGGGGATGTCCCCGTGCTCGTCACCCCTGCGGCGGTTTACTGGACCTACGCCCTCGCCTGAGCGAACATCACGGGAGCAACTCCCCGTAGATCCGTTGAGCGAGGTTGGACAGACTGCCCGCGGTGATGCTGGAGGGCAGGTCGGTCTGGCCGGTGAGTTGGGCGCTCAGTCGGGGCGCCTTGGCACTCATCGCCAGATGGGGGGTGTTGCCCGCCAACTGCGGAGCAGTGGCGGCGGTGACGCACAGCACGCCCAGCGCGTAGCGAGTGCCGGCCGTGACGCCGTAGGACGACGACAGTGCCTTCTGGTACTCGGTGTTGACCGCCGCCCACAATGACGTGTCGTTGGGTGTCGAGGCCACCAGTGTCAGGTTGCCTGTGGCGCCGTCCACCGTGTAGAGACCCATCCGGCACAGCGTCGGCGTTGCGCCAGCCGCCACCGCCCCGCAGTACGTGGACAGCTTGGTGATGGTCTCGGTCTTCCGGGCAGTGAAGTAGGTCAGCTTCAAGATGCCGGAGGTCTGCGCGAGCGCATTGGAGGACTGCGCCTCGCGGTCGAAGGTCTCCTGCCCAGTGGTGAGCTGGTCACTGGCCGCGCCGGTCGTGGCGAGCAGCGTCAGAAGGTTGCCCGCGTCGTCGTACGACTTCCGCAGCCCCGCACCCGCGACGAGCAGGCCGTCAACCCGGTCATCAATGTTCTCGTTCGGCACCGCCACCGTGAGCGCATTGGCCGTGTCGTCGTACGTCAGGGTGACGTTCGCGCCCTGCGTGAGCAGGGCTGCAACGCGGTCGTCAATGTTCTCGTTCGGAACAGCGATCGTGAGGGTGTTTGCCGTGTCGTCGTAGGTCAGGGACGTGTTCGCGCCCTGCTGGAGCAGCGCCGCCACTCGGTCGTCAATGGTCTCGTTGGCGACGACGAAGTTGGCTCGGCCGTACCACTCGGTCCCGAACTTGCGAAGGACCACGTGGATGACGCCGTTGTCGACCGGCTGGGGGGCCGAGCCGCCATCGAAGTGGATGTGGCTGTCCCACGTCAGCGTGTTGCCAGTGTGCCCGGTGGAGGCGATCAGGAACTCGAAGATCGAGCCAGAGATGCCATCGTTGAGGGTGATCGTGGCCGACAGGTTGTTGGCGAGGAAGATGACCGCCCGCATCGGGGCTCCGGTGCCAGAGGCGGACACGGTGACCGCTTGGCCGTCCGTCGTGACGTTCGTGGTGAGCGTCCGAAGTGCGACCGCGTTCTCGAAGCGCCACTGGTTGCCGATCGCCATGAGATCGTTGGCGTCGTCGTAGTACAGCGTGCCCTGGGTGTCAGTGTCCGCGCCGTTGCGCCACCGGAGGATGCCTTCCTTCTCGACCCGGAACCTGTTCTGGCTGTCGATGTCGCGCTGGACCTGGATCGGCGGACCAAGGGTGGCCTCGCTGTCCGGCATCACATACTTCGTGGGCGTTGCCGTCTGCCGGTATACGTTCGCCAGCGAGCCGCCGAGCGCGGTGGACCAGACCGGGATCTGGTTCACGCGGTAGGTCGTGCCCTCGATCGAGACCTGGCTGCCGGTCGTCGCACCCTTGAGCGCGACGCAGGCGTCAGCGTTGGAGAAGTGCTGGTGTCCGGTGAAGCGGACGATGTTGCCGGCGCCGCCGGTGGAGTCGACCACGACACAGCCGTCCGGCTTGTCGGTCTGAGACCCACCGTTGAAGATGCAGGAGTCGATCAGGACGGTCGTGGCCCAGCTCGGGACGTACGACTGGTCGATGTAGAGGGGCGCACCCAGCGGAGGCGGTGTGCCGCCCTGGCTGTTCGTGAAAGTGACCGAGCGGAACTGGATGTTGGTGCCGCACTTGAGCCACGCGAGGTCGTTGCCGGCCCCGTAGTTCTCCATCAGGGTCTTCTCGAAGATGATGTCGTGCGGCGGGAAGTTGAAGTCGCCATCGGTCCCGTCGATGCGCAGCAGGTAGCGGGAGGTCGCGACGTAGGTGTTGCTGAACTTCACCTGGCCCGCGCCCTGCCGGCTGTCGCTCGCCCGGAAGTCGATCGCTGCCCCGGCGCTCAGGCCGATGTAGCAGTAGTCGATGTTCGAGTTCTGTGACGCGCCCACCTGGAGCGCGTTGCCAGCGGACTTCATGATGTCGCAGCCGACGATCGCGCCGTCAACGCACTCCATGAGAACGAGCTCGGTCGAGCCGCCCACGTTGAGGCCGTTGATGATGGTGTTGGTCAGTGGGCCGGGGTTGTCGTTCTCGGACCCGTCGCCCCACTGTCCGTAGCGGTAGCGGGCGGTAGAGTCCAGCGCCACGAGGCCGTGCTCTGCATCGGGCACGGTGAGGCCGGCGACTGTCGCCTTCTTGCGCCCAACGCCCATGACGGTGACGCCGCCGCGGTGGAAGATGTCGCCTCGCCAGCCGTACCGCTTCGCGAGCAGCACGATGCCGCCGCCTGCGGCGAAGGCTGCGTCGATCGCTGCCTGTACGGCCGCGGTGTCGTCCGCGATGCCATCGCCTTCTGCGCCGTAGTCCTCGGGGAGAAAGAATGCGCCACCGGGGATCGCGTTCCCCGAGCCCTTGCCGCCCAGGATGATGACCCTGCGGCCGATGAGCTGGACCCACACACGACTTCCCAGCACGAGGCCGTGGACGAGGTTGGTGGGGGTGATCCCCAGCGGGTCGGGCTCGCCGTCGAGGCGAATGCGAAGCGGGTCTGCCGACGTGACCGTGGCCCAGCGGAACTCGCTGTCCGGTCGGTGGGTACGCAGGGATGCCGGGGAGACGAGAAGGTTGAGGTTCTTCATCTTGTTGCGACGACGGCTCACACCTTCTCCTCTCACTTAGACATCAGGCCGGGATGCTCCTCGATGCGCTGGAACTTCTTGGCGATCTGCCGGCGCTTCGCTGCGGCGGCGTGGGCGCCCTCCTGCGAGCTCTTGAACCTGTGGTGTCCGCCACACAGGGAGCGCAGGTTGGTTAGCGAGTGGTCATCGCCGGGGACGATGTGGTCGACGTCGGTCGCTCGATCGAGGCAGAGCGTCTCGTCCTCGAACTTCCACTGGCACATCGTCTGGTCGCGCCGAAGGACTCGGAGTCGGATCTTCGGCCAGTCAGGGGGGAGGCGGTCGCGCCTTGTGCTGGTAGACCAGGCCACTGAGCGGCGCCTCCCCCCGAACGATGATCCCTCGGCCACGTGTCGCCGGGGGCAGCCGGCTGTGGGGGAGCGGAGCTCGCCCGTGGACCCGAGGGCAGGTTGTAGGTAGTACGTATTACAGTCAGACAGGTAGCCTGGCTACCTCGTCATCTCTTCCCTCTCTCACTTCCCTACTCCACTACCTCCTTCGGAGGTAGTTGCAGACAGGTGAGGGGCTAACTGGTTAACGTGCTTACACTTATACAATCGGTATCAGCGGGTCGAGATACAGCACCCGATCTGAAACTTTCTGGAACTTCTTCAC